TAGAGTCAGTCAGACTTCTAATCAACTCATATTTGAGAGCAAACCAGAGCATTCAGAAGTTTAACTATGATTTGATCAGACCTCTTGGAGCCCCTATTAAGGGCTTTGGAGGCGTTGCTTCAGGACCTGCACCTCTTATCAAGTTACACGACCAGATAGACCGTGTAATCGGCTCCAGAGGCGGAGAAACACTAGACTCTCGTGCTATTGTAGACCTTGTAAACCTAATTGGTACCTGCGTAGTATCTGGAAATGTCCGTAGATCAGCAACACTTGCTTTGGGTAATGCAGGGGATGAAACATTTATGAATCTAAAGAACTCAGAACTATTCCCAGAGCGTAACTCATTTGATCCAGAAAACCCAGGTTGGGCTTGGATGTCTAATAATTCTATTTCAGCAGAAGTAGGAACAAAGTACGAAGACTATGTAGATTTAATTACTGAAAACGGAGAGCCAGGTTTTATCTGGCTTGATGTTGCTCGTAATTATGGACGACTAAAGGATGCGCCAGACGGTAAGGATTATCGTGTGATGGGGTTCAACCCATGTGCGGAGCAGCCATTGGAATCATACGAACTATGTACACTTGTAGAAGTGCACTTGAATCGTCATGAGTCCAAGGAGGACTTCCTGCGTACCCTGAAGTTTGCATACCTCTATGGAAAGACTGTAACACTTGTTCCAACACATTGGCCACAAACAAATGGAATCATGCAACGCAACCGTCGCATTGGTACATCACTTACTGGTATTGCATCATTTGCAGACCAAAAGGGTTTGCCAATTGTTCGTGAGTGGATGGATGAAGGATACAACAAGATTCGTCACTACGATCATCAATACTCAGAATGGCTTTGTGTTCGTGAATCAATTCGTGTAACAACAGTTAAGCCATCAGGATCAGTTTCAATCCTTTCTGGTGCAACTCCTGGAGTTCACTGGGGACCTGGAGGAAACTTCTTCCTTCGTGCAGTTAGATTTGGAAACACAGATCCAATGATGCACTTGTTTAAAGCAGCAGGGTACACAATTGAAGATGACGTAGTATCAGCAAACACATCAGTAGTTTACTTCCCAATCAAGTCAGGTCATCCAAGATCTGAAAAGGATGTTACATTGTTTGAGAAGATTGCTCTTGCAGCAACTGCTCAGAAGTATTGGTCAGACAATGGTGTTTCTGTAACTCTATCATTTGACAAGGAAACAGAATCAAAGCATGTTGTCCCAGCACTTCATATGTACGAGGGACAATTAAAGGCAGTATCATTCCTTCCAATGGGAAACACTGTTTATCCACAACAGCCATACACTCAGATTACTGAAGAGCAGTATGAGTCATATATTGGCAAATTGAAGCACATTGACTTTGGAGCAATCTATGACGGTGTAGATAATCTTGAGGCTCAAGGTGAGGCATACTGTACAACAGACTACTGTGAAATTAAAATAAACAACTAGTCTTCTGTGGTAAAATAGACCTATAATGTCTAGTCCTTCAAACCTATATGCCGAAAAAGTCTTTGCTGAGCATCCGACTGGTCTATGGGCGTTGGACGATAAGGCAGACTACGTTTCTTTAATTTCAGAGCCCCAAAGAAATCTTTCAAATTGGGTTGTAACTGGTGGCACTTATCAGCCATACACGCAGTCGGTAGATGAGCCATTTATAAACAGTTATGTAGGTAAAATAACTGCAACACCAACAGAAGAAGAGTCTTCATCCATAATTGCAGTAAGTAATGACATTATGGATTTAAAAGACCTTAATAAATATCTTAGAACATTTTCGGTAGGAGGATATTTTTATTCTGAAAGTGCTTACATATCTGGTTTTGAAATTGGGTATCAGTACACAGACACAACAAGTGGTCAAAATATCACACACTTAAAAAACTACGATACAGTAATAAACAGCAACTGGATTTTTATATCAGAAACATTTGACACTCCTCCAGACGATACAAAGTTAAGGCTTGTTTTTAAAATAAATTTTATAGGTGGATCAGAAACAGAGGATGTGTTTTTAGTAAACGGAATAAGTCTTGGTCAGTGGTCAGAAGAGTTTTCTTCCACATCTCTTGGAGTTACTACAATAGACATTCCTTCTTACATATCTATATCTCCACAAAAGGCCGTAGTTGCAAAGTGCTACGGATTACAAGACTTAGATGCCTACTATTTAGTTTCTGAGAACATGCTTAAAGCAAAAAATTCAGGAATTCCAATTGTTTATGGAACTTCTGGACTTACAACGCTATACCCAAACGGAGATAACCCTTCTCTTATAGTTCCTGGGGTTGGAATGTTAAATGAGTCTGGCAAGTTTAAACAATACACTTTTGAGACATGGCTAAGAATAAACTCTTATAGTAACGACAGGAAAAGAATTATTGGTCCACTTGGTTCACAAGATGGAATTTATGTGGACGGACCATCTATAGGGCTAAAAGTAGGAAATGAATATAGTGCATATTATGTTGGTGAATGGACAAGGCCAATGCTGGTTCACCTGCGTGTTGGAAAAGATACTGCCTCTCTTGTTATAAATGGTCAAGAAGTTATATCTTTAAACTATTTAACAGACTCTCTTTATTTGCCATCGATGCTAGATGCAAACGGAAAAGATCAAGACTGGATAGGATTCTATGCATATGATGACATATACCCAATAGAGATAGACTGTGTTGGAATTTATCCTTATATTGTAGCAACTGCAGTTGCAAAAAGAAGATTTGTTTTTGGTCAGGGTGTAGATATACCAGAAAACATTAATACCTCTTACAGCGGAACATCTGTATTTATTGATTATTCCTTTGCCGATTACTCTTCAAACTATTCTTATCCAAAAATTGGTTCTTGGAATCAGGGGTTTAGCGATAATGTGTCTACTGTCAATAGGTCTCTTTCTGTTTTGTCTCATCCACTTCCAGAAATAGTTTTGTCATCAAGAACAGAAAAAGAACTATTTTTAGATTGTAAGACCGTACAGCCAACAGACACGAGAGAGTTCTTTTCTTTTAGGCCAAACTCTTCATGGAATTCTGTTTCTGGATACATGTTCTTTAAAAACTTTGACTTTATAAATACACCAGTTTCTGCTTTCTATGGCTGTTTTAGGTTGCCACAAACATCTACGTCCGCTCAAACACTTTTTAGAATTGAAAAAGAAAACACAGGAAGTTATTTTTTAATACAATTATTAAATAATCAAATATCTTACATAATAAACTATAACGGAATTTCAGAAACTATTTACTCTCCAGTAGTAGGAGAACCAGGAGAACTTGTTGATGTAGGTTTAAATATTCCACGGTTTGTATCAAGATTTGGAAATCCAGCATCAGACTTTTTTGGTTCTTTGTCAGACCTGAGAATGTATGTCGGAGGAGACAAAAATGGACTATCAACATTTACTGGTAAAATTTATAATGTAGGAATATGTACGGAATACAATTTTCAAAAAATTAGAACACTGTTTAATGAGATAGGAGTTCCAATTTGGAATGAAGATCTGTTTGCTATTTATCAAAATAATCAATTAATAAACGTGGACGGAGGAGTAGACACAACGTCTATGCCACCTTATGGAGGAACAACAGACACAGCAAACGGAGCAATTTCTGGTGGTGGTGTCATAATCCTTGACGAGGACTACCTTGTTGATCATATTGCAAGTTATACACTTTTGCCAGATACAGTTTTTGACACATACAAACTTACAGTCTCTGCAAGCGCATACTGGGAAGATCAACTACCTCTAACATATTTTGCAGAGTCCGTTCTTGATAAAAGAGGCGACCAGTATTTTGATCTTGACTTTATTCAGTTTAACATAGACTACCCAATACCTTCAAAAACAATTGCCATAGAAACAAAGCCAGAAAGTTGGACCTATGCAGAGTTGGCAAATGAATATGGCCTTCCAGTTCAAAGAACATACGAGTCGCTAGATAACTACTTGTTTACTGGATACAATGACTACGAAGATTTAAAAAATAAAATATCAAAAGATTATCGTTATGATACGGACGGAGCAAATATAAAAACATATGTAACATTTCAGTACACAGAGTTGGGAGCAAATCAAACTTATTTTTATTTTACAAAAACAGAAAGACCATCAAGGAATGGGGTGCTAATCCCTGGCTCAGACTGGATGACAACAAAATACGAAGTTGTAGACAACATGATTATATATCCGCCATCAGGTGTAGATTTTAATGATTTGTCAATTGTTACACATATAGAGATGAATGTTAAAAACTCAGAAACAAACAACGTTTCAATTAAAAAACTTTCATATGCCTCACAAGCACTTAACGAATCTGATGCAAGCCCTATTGGAACAAGATTTGGAACATCGATTTATCCATATACAAAGACTGGAATTTATTATGATTTTAAAAGAAATAATCCTTTTGCAATCTATACTGGATCATCTCCATATTTATATCTAACCAAAACCAGCGGAATTCAATTAAAGGGAAAGTATGACCCTCTAATAAATAGAGGGCTTATGATTCCAGTAAACGAAAGTAGGTCTGAAGGATTTAAGGTTATAGCAATGCAAATGGCTGTTAGGTTTGATGGAGACTATTTCCCTTATGCCCCAACTCAAATATTTGAGGTGCAAAGCAAAGACTCTTACATAAAATTTTATATGGTAGCAAGTGACCCTTCTGGACGAAGAGCAAAAATATATGCAATAGATGCAAACACAGGACTTATTCAAAATGGTATTGGATTTTATTGGAATGGAAAGGTAGTAAAAGAGCCAGTAATAACTCTTCAGGAGTGGGGATTCCTTGGAATCAATTTCTCAAGCAGTCTAAACTTTTCATTTTTTGAAGGAGCCGTAAGATTAACAGGACCACTATTATTTAATAGCATTTCTTACTATCAATCTACCAACCTGCAAGAAGTTCAGAACATAGCAGAAAGACCATGGTTCAGAGTAAAGGTTTTGGGATCTTATGAACTTGACTGGGAGTTCTGGGATAGTGGGTCGTTTAACTGGAATAAAGTCTTAGTTTTGTCAGAAACAAGTTATTATGGTGTCAATCCTTCAGACGTATACAAGAGTTATACGGGAACAAATAAGATAATTGTGGATGATGATAGGCCTATTAGTTTTGGAGAATACGCATATACCATCTTTACAGATGTAAATTGGAACCAGTTCGTACAAGATCCAGTGTAATATGGTATACTTATAGTTATGGATTCGCTAATAGACCCAAAAACTGGTCAACCAATTGTAAAAAATGTTAGAAGACAAGTCATTGAAAAGAACTATGACTGGGGACTTTACGTATATAAGAAAGCAAACGGCAAGTGGTTTACAGATGGTAATGGCTCAGTTCTTAATATTCCATCAGACAAAAACGATATTTCTAGAATTGCGGAATTAAAGAAGACTGCCATGTATTATGGAGATCCAGGCGATGGTACTTGTGTATTTGTTCCAGGGCTAACAAGAGTAACAGAAGAAGAATATTCAGAGCAAGTTGATCGCTTAAAGGCTGGACTTATTCCTTCCCTTAACGACCTTGGCGCTGTTCAAGCAGCAAAGGATACAATTGCTAAGTATGGAGACGAGGAGTAATCATGCAAGATAATGAATATGAAATCGGCGCAAGAATTGATGATGCACCAAAGAAAGATGATACTTTTTCAAAATCAGACCCATTTAATGGTAATTGGGATACACTAAAATCTCTTGATGGATTAGATGCAAATTTTAAAAGACGGACAAATAGACTTTCAAGCAAAATGGTTGAGCCAACAACTCAATACACAACAGCAGCACTTGCTGGAAAAAGCGGTATTGATGGAGCACAGTCAAAAGAGATAAACCCAGGGCTAGTATATGTAAATGGGTATGGAATGTTTGATGTTATTACACCACCATGGAATCTATATGAATTAGCAAACTACTACGACACATCATTTGCTAACCACGCAGCAATTGATGCAAAGGTTGAGAACATTGTTGGACTTGGTTATGAGTTCAAGGTTTCTCCAAGAACAATGATGAGACTTGAAGCATCGGAAGACAACAGTGCAACACAGAAGGCACGAAAGAGAATTGAACGAGCAAAGATTGAAATGCGTGACTGGCTAGAGTCTCTTAATGATGACGACTCTTTTACCGCAACAATGGAAAAGGTTTACACAGATCTTCAGTCAACAGGAAATGGCTACTTAGAAATTGGAAGAACAACTCGTGGAGAAATTGGATACGTTGGACATATACCAGCAACGACAATGCGAGTGAGAAGAATCAAGGATGGATATGTACAGATCATTGGAAACAAGATCGTATACTTCCGTAACTTTGGAGCAAAGAACCAAAACCCACTAACAACAGATGCTAGACCAAACGAGATTATTCACTTTAAGCAATACTCACCTCTTAATACATTCTATGGAGTGCCAGACATTATGTCGGCTATTAACTCATTACATGGAGACTCATTAGCCTCACAATACAATATTGATTATTTTGCAAACAAGGCAGTGCCACGTTATGTTGTAACGTTGAAGGGTGCTAAACTTTCTGGAGATGCAGAAGACAAGATGTTTAGATTTTTACAGACAAGTCTCAGAGGGCAATCGCACAGAACGCTATATATTCCACTTCCAGGTGATAGCGAAAACAACAAAGTTGAATTTAAGATGGAGCCCATCGAAGACGGTATACAGGACGGCTCATTTAAAGAGTATCGTAAACAAAACCGTGATGATATCCTGGTAGCACATCAAGTGCCACTATCAAAACTTGGGGGTGGCGATTCTGGATCTATAGCAGCAGCACTTGCACAGGATCGTACCTTTAAGGAGCAGGTTGCACGACCAGCACAAAGACAATTAGAAAAAATGATCAACAAAATAATTCGTGAAAAGACAGATATTATTGAGTTCGTATTTAATGAACTTACACTAACAGATGAAATAGCACAGTCTCAAATCCTTGAAAGATATGTTAAGAATCAGATAATGACTCCTAACGAGGCAAGAGTTGTTTTGGATATGCCACAAAGAGACGGTGGAGATGAGGTTCTAGACTTAAGTCCAGCAGCATCATCCGAAGCAAGAACGACAAGATCTAGAGATGCAGAAAGAACAAATAACAATTCCGACAGCACTTCAACAGTTGCTGGAAGAGCCCCAAAGGGAGAGGGAAGAAAAACCCCATAATGTCCAATATGTCCAATATGTGATATATGTATAAAATGGGGCTTATAATATAATGGTGAGCAATGTATCCAAAGCCCATTGGAATTCAGATGGGGAAAATCTTCGTCTTTCGATGCCTTTTAATAAGGTAGACAAAGAACGTCGTATCGTTTCAGGTTTTGCGTCACTAGACAACCTTGATAAGCAGATGGACATCGTTACATCAGAAGCATCAATGAATGCCTTCGCAAAATTTCGTGGGAACATTAGAGAAATGCATCAGCCATTAGCAGTAGGCAAGATGATTAACTTTAAAGAAGATAAGTATTTCGATCCAGATACAAAGAAGTTCTACAAGGGTGTTTTTGTATCTGCATATGTTTCAAAGGGTGCACAGGATACTTGGGAAAAGGTTCTTGATGGAACACTAACAGGTTTTTCTATTGGCGGAAGAATGAACAAGTGGGATGACGGATACGATGAGAAGTCAGATTCACAAATTAGAATTATTAAGGATTATGATTTAGTTGAGTTGAGTCTTGTAGATTCCCCAGCAAATCAATTTGCAAATATTGTATCAGTTGAAAAGGTTGATGGCGTAGATGTTATCAAAGCAGATTCAACAGTGCTAGAAAATGTTTTTTACGATAAAGAAAGTGGAATTGTTATATCATCTGAAAACGATTCAGAAGTTAGCCCCGTTACTGGAGAGCAGATGGAAAATATAGGGTTCGTTGAAAAAACGGATGATGAAAAAACAACAATGATAAAATTCTTAGTTGATAGTGCTAAAGGCATTAATACTTCTAAGATTAACAAGGAGGTACAACCTATGACAAAATCAAAAACACAAGTTGAAAAGACAGATGTAGTTGAAGATGTTGTGGTCGCTCCAGAGGCAGATGCCGTGGTTGAAGAAGTTACAGAAGAGGTTGCAAAGGCAGAAGAGACTGAAACAGCAGATGTTGCTAAGTCAGACGAAGTCCCAGCAGCAGAAACTGAAGAAGCACCAGTTGCAGAAACAGTTGAAGAAGTAGCAGACGCAGACGCAGATGTATCTAAGTCAGATGATGTAGTTGCAGAAGCAGTTGCTGAAATCAAGAATAATCTAACATCAGCCTTTAGCGATCTATTATCAACAGTAAAATCTTTGCAAGCAGAAGTAGAACTTCTTAAGTCTTCAAAGGTAGATGTTGACACAGTAAAGGATTCATTTGCAGCAGTTGCAAAAGATATTGCAGCAGTATCAAGTGAATTTAATGAATTTGGAAAACGAGTAGACGCTGTGGAAGCAGACACCGCATTCCGAAAGTCTGGAGATATCGGCGATATCTTCCAGTCTCAGCCTGAAATGGTTGAAAAATCCCTATGGGGCGGTAGTTTCCTCAAAACAGCCGATCTATTCAAATGAACAAATCACTAGGAGGTGACAATATGTCAGAAGAAATAATCAAAAACCAGCCAGGCGCTGCGGGAGATC